CGTTCGTTTGTAGATGGTTACATGAATATTCTATCTCCTCAAAATAATGCTGGTAGATACGGGGATAGTAAAAATCCTGGTTTAGATTTTTATAAAGGATTATACACAGTTAAAAATAATGCTATAGCTAGATTAAATTTTCCGTTTTTTGAAGATAACTTTAGATCATTTAGTACTGAGTTTGCAGATACATTTTCACCTATAAGTCAAAGAGGAGCGCAAATGTTTGGAGGTCAAGCAATCCAAGGATTAGGAGGAGCTGCTGAAAGTCTTGCAGGTGGTGGTTTAGCTGCGGTAAATGCTCTTGCTTCATTTGGAGACACAGGTAACAGCGGAGGCCAATCATTAGCTGATAAAGTAGCTAAGACAGCATCAGGAGTTGCTACCGGGGTAGCTAAAACATTAGGCTTAAATCCTGGTAGACAAACTATTGGTACTCCTGGTTCATATATTGAAACACCTAAATTTTATCAATATAGTAATACTGATAATGGATTACAAGTAGGGTTTACTCTTTCTAATACTTTAGAGGATGATTCAATTGATAAGAACTTCAAATTTATTTGCGACTTTACTAAGATGAATAGACCTTATAGATATGGTCCTATTGGAATGGATTTTCCTGCTATCTATAATTTAGTAGTACCTGGTTTAAGATACATACAATGGGCTTATTTAGAGAATTTTGAAGTAAGCTTATTAGGAAACAGAAGAAGAATAGGTTCTAGAGTAATACCAGAAGCGTATGTTTGTAATTTTACCTTTAGATCGTTAACAGTAGAACCTGCTAACTTCGTTGAAGAGATATGCGACAATAGAGATGCTTTTGGTGATTTTGATAGATATTCTGCTAATCAAGCTAAAGAAGAACTAGGCTTTCAAAAGGGTAAGTATCAAAAAGAAAGAACTTTAAATAAGAGATCGAACTTAGCTAACGCTATTAAAAGTGGTGAAGCTCTACCTAATACTCAGCTTGATGTTAATAGAGAGGTTCCAGGTCAATACAGAAAAAGTGAGGCGCCACAAGAAATCAACGTCGGCCCGGTTGAAACTCCAAATCTCGTAAATGGTCTAGCTGGTCTCAACGTTGATCCGATAACAGGCCAACCTCTTAACACTGCTTCAACATTCGACCCAGGCCCAGAACTAACCGGTACTCTTGCAGATTTAGGCATAGCAGGATCAGATGGTACTACTGATTCTTCGGGTAGACTATTACCGTCACAAACGTATGGTCAAAGAATAGATGATATTCCCTCAGTTAGTGAAAGCTTTTCTCAGCAGGATGTTAGCTTTAATAGCCTAACTACCTTTGATAAAGCTCCGGTTACTGGTGAATCTCAATTTTCTGCTGAAGAGATGATAGCAGCTGGAATTGGTGGATCATCCCTCCAAAGTCAAGCTGACTATCAAACAATGAAAGCCCAAGGTCAAAAAATGCTTAAAGATACGCAAGAGTATTATAATAATAGACAACCTTAATTTTTAAAATGAGCTTAACAGGAAAAACAGGACAATATCAAGATCAGGTAAAAGCTTTACCAGGCTTACCTTTGAATCGCTATGAGCGTATATTTAAATTGTTTACTCAACCAACAAATGGTAAAGAGTTTTATTTTTATAATATACTCAACAAGATGGAGTTTCCAGATAATATTGATAGCTCGTTATTAGATACTCATAATGTACTTAGTAAACAAGCTTTAACTACCACATCATATGACATATACGGTGATATTCATAGTTGGTGGATTATATATTTGTTGAATAAGGAAACTATCGGCAACAGCTTTTTCGCTGAAGGAGGGCAGCAGCTTACCTTTATTAAACCAAGTAAAAGGGGTTTAATATACCAGCAAATAACTGAAGCCACTTTAAGATAATGGCTACTACTCCAAAACCTATAGATGAAAACTCATTTAGATTTAAATTAAATGGTTCGGAGTTTTATTGTTATTTCTTACTTTCAGGTAATCCTGAGCCAGTAAATCCTAAAAATTTTTTAGCACAAGATTCAAGCGAAGGTATATTGCTAACTAAATCATCTATTATAAGTTTAGATATTCATGAAAATTTCTTTGCTCCAGAGATAGTAGGTTCGATTACTATTAATAACCCTTACAATTATATTGAAAATGAATTAATCCTTGGCAGTGAGGGTGAGGGTTTTCTACATGTAAGATTTGTAGACTATGAAACTTACGAAAAAGGTAATCAAAATGTAGCTGGGAGTGCTGAACCTGAAGGATTACAATTTCAAGACAATGGATTATTTTATTCATTTATTTTGCAAGATGAAAGTAATAGTATTTCTAAAACAGATAGATCTAATAACTTTAAAACTTATGCATTAATAGATAAAAACTTTCATAGGTTAAATAAAGAATCAGAAGCAGGAGCTAGATTTCCTTCTACTAATAATTCATCTGACAATAATAAATCATCAGGTGTGCCTATAGGTGATATTATTAGAGATGACATCTTTAAAAAGGTTTTTGGTAATGATGATTTAATTGATATTGAGTTTTTTACTCCAGGTAGTCATGTAATTAATGGTAATAATGGTGCTTTTCCTAATTTTATTGAACATATATCTCCAGGTTTGCATTGGAGGTACTCAGATGTTTTAAAATATCTTCTACGTTTTAACTATACAATTTCTGAAGGTCAAGAATTACCCGTTCAACCGTTCTTACAATTTGACAGAGTTACAAGTAAGTATACATATCTACCTTTGGATCATTATTTTAAGAATAACCAAAATTTAACTATTGAAGCAATGGGAATAGGTGATCTTCAAGGTGACCAGAAACAGACAATAGGTGAAAATAAAAGTAACCCTTTAAGTAAAACTACTAATGATGATGATGGGCAGTCAGGAGTATTCTTTAATAGATACCAAGGCATGCTCCATAATACTAATTTAACATCACCATTTACAACTTATACTAACGAGTATTTTAATGATTATATTGTTAAAGGTAATGATAGAATATTAGGATCTCAAAAAAGTAAAGTTATTAAAATTCAAAATGTACAAGAACAATGGAGAACAGTGTTTGTTGATAACTTTAGATGCGTAGGAGGTCCCCCAGAGCCGTACATTCCTTTTTACCAAGGTTTAAATAGTCCTTTAAAACCATTTTCGTTACCTAATTACGAATTTAACGATACTCTTAATTTAGTTACTGCACAAATGGTTTCAAACTTAACGTTTTATAATCTTCAATTAACTTTAGATGTACCTGGAGATACTATAAGAAGACCTGGTAAATTTATAGATGTATTCAAAGCAGGAGCTGAGGTTGCTGTTTCAGATAGTAAATTATTAGGAAAGTGGTTTATTACAAGCGTGCATCATAGATTCTTTAAAGATAAATATCAAAATGTAATTGTTTGTGTAAAGCCTTATGTAGGTCCAGAAAATGTGAGGGATGATGCATCTTTAGATCCAGGTATATTAAACCGACAACAGCAAAGAGGTAGAGGCACAGATCCTTTCACACCACCAGGCGGCTATGGACCAGGTAGGATGATGAGTTAACAATATAAAATTATGGCTAGAGATTATACAGAATTAGAAGATTCAACAGTTTATGGTACTTTAGGAACGGCTGCTCCGGAAGCATTACCAGATATGGTTGTTGAAGATACTAGGTTACGCAATACTGGTAATAGATCAGCATGTATAGATCAATTAGTTAATAATTTAACTAAAGACGTTAATGGTTTTTTTAATGTTAAAGCGCAAGTTCTTAGGTCTCTTTTTATAAACAAAAAACAATTTGAAAATTTAATAGAAAGAGATTGTGATGGTAAGTTAAATGGTCAATTCCAGCATAATTATACGGAATCTGATTTAGATTTCATGGAGAACTTTTTAAATATTTTTGAATTAGGTTTAGACCAATTAGAAAAATTTATAGGTATGCTTCAATCTGCTGAAGGTCTTTTAAAATTAGATGAATGTACTATTCTTTATTATCTACGACAGCTTTTAAATGGTCCTTTCGCTTGTGCAGCATATGATTTATCTAAGTTAGCTTCAGGTGAGAGTATAAATTTATTAGCTTCAGTAAGCGATGGAATAGGTACATTAGGTAACGCTGTTAGAGGAAATATATCAACTACAGTATATGGTTTAGAGCCATTTAACGCAGCTTTAGATTTATATAATAATCTACCTCCTTATATGCAAGAAAATATACAGGATGCTACTAGAGCAGCTACTAACGTTTTTAACTATAATTTCGAAAGTAGCTGTTATAATGATAATACCTTACCTTTCATTGATAAGTTTCCTAAATTAAGAGTTAACAATGAGTTTTCAAAGGGCTTTACTAATTTTGCATCTGCTTGTCTTAATTTAAAAGACATACCGTTGTTTAATGATTTACAAGATATATCAAATAATATCTTTGATTCTATAAAAACTGCTTTAGGACCAGCGGCTAATAAATTATTTGAATTTAGAAAATTAGTTAATTCATTCTATATACAAGGTAGTGAAGCATTTACTATTTTAAATGGAGTTAACAGACTGTTAATATCTTTAGATAGAACTGAATATACAGTTAAGAATAGAGTTATTCAACAAAAATGTGAGAGTGCTTTAACTAGTATATTAGGATTTCCGATAACAAGTAATGAAACATATGATTTACAAATACAGGTAGGTGATGGAGTATATGATTTGTATACCTTAAATGGTTTGTTCGGAGGAGCCGAAGGTACAACAACTAAACGTCCAGAAGAAATAGAGCAAATACCTGAAGAACAGATAGATGTATCAGTAGTTAGGAAAAAGAAGGATCTTTGCGAGGATCAAGGTGAATGTAAAGATCTTGACTTCTAAACATCAATAACACCCTCATCTTTATCAACCAACGCTTTCATTATATCGTCTCTTGATAGCAGCATCTTAGTCTGATTGTCAGCTAAATTAAGTCTTTCCTTACTTTCAACATCTAACTGCTTTACTGCAACTTGTGTTTCGTTTCTTTCTTTAGCAGTATGAAGACGGTTAAGTGTATCAATAGCTGAAGAAGAAGCTTTTATTAATTCAGCTAATGCAGCTACATCTCTATTTTCAGGAGCAGAAGATATATAGTCATTTACGTTATCTACAATGCTAAGAGATTTTTTAATAAGCTTACCAGAATTCTGAATAAGAAAGTCCTCTAAGTCGTCTTTATTTAAAACACTTTCTTCTACAGGAGCTTTAGCTATCTTATTATTACTCTTTAATTGACTAATAATATCGTTAACAGCTTCGTCTAATTCTTCCGCCATACATATATTTAATCACCACTTGAAAATTTTACATAATATATTATCATACGTATATGGTAGTTAGGTTTAAAAAGACTAATGATAAAGCTGTAATCCCTTCGAAAAATGATGAATCGGATACTGGCTTAGATGTTACTTCGGTTGAAGATAAGGTTATACCTGCACGAGGTTCTGCTGTAGTGGACGTAGGATTAAAGTTTGCTTATATTGATCTCGGGTTCTGGGTAAAGGTTGAAGGTCGTTCAGGCTTAGGATTCAAGCATGGTATTATACCTCACCCTGGTATTATTGATCAAGGTTACCGTGGAGATGCTGGTATTAAGTTGTATAATAATACTGATAAAGATTACGAAGTTAAAGCTGGAGATAGAATTGCTCAGTTTGTAGTTTATAGAAACTATACTGTAGAAGTTTCAGAAGGTGAGATTATGGAATCGAAACGCGGTGAAAAAGGCTTTGGTTCTTCTGGTAAGTAATTATGATTGATTTTGATAAAATTTGGGTTGAGAAATATCGTCCTGCTAAGCTTGATGATATTATCTTAGATGAGCGTACTCTTAATATTGTTAAAGAGTTTAAAAAAGAAATTCCTAATCTTCTCTTTGTTGGTAATCCCGGTACTGGTAAGACTACGCTCGCAAGAGTTATTGTTAACGATATACTCGGATGTAATTATCTTTATATTAATGCTTCTGATGAGTCTGGTATCGATACTATCAGACATAATATTACTAACTTCGCTCAAACTAAATCATTTGATGGTAGGGTAAAGGTTGTAATATTAGATGAAGCGGATGGGCTTACTGCTCAGGCTCAAGCTGCATTGCGCAATACTATGGAGACGTTT